CGCCGGCCGCGGCCTGGTGCGGGTCGAGATCGACGGCGTGATTCCTGCGGAGCGCCATTGAGCGTGCCGCGCAGTTCCCTGCTTGGGTTGGGACCGGTTGTGGGCAGACCGGAGTTCAAGGCGGCCGGGGGCCAAGCAGGGCTCCTCACTCCCGGCCGTCACGCCTTCACTCACCTCCACACGGCAGAAGGGCTGAAGCCATGGGTTTCGTGATCGCCAGCATGCATCTGCCACTCGGGGGAGAGATGGTGGGTGACGACGAGGTGCTGGCCTCCTTCTGTGCCGACTGGGGGCCGATCCGCCTTGTCGGCGTCCGACTGGTCCGCAGGCCCACCGGGCACACCCGGATTCGCATGCCCAAGGTCGCCCGCTCGCGCCCCATCGTGGTGCAGCGGGCGGCCATGGAGCTGCTGCATCAGGCCGCACTGGCGGCCTTCGGCGCCTTCACGGGCGCCCCGCTGACCGCCGCTTCGCACCGGCACAACCCCACTGCTGGGGATGCCAACACTTGAACACTATGCGTGAACTGCTGGAGCGCCGCGCGTCTCTGGTTTCCGACCTCCGCGCCCTGACCGCCAATGGCGACCTGTCCGACGAACAGCGCGGGCGCTTCGACACCCTCAAGGCCGAGGCCGATACCCTCCAGGCCAAGATTGACCGACAGGCGGTCGTGGACGACTTCGAGCGCCGGATGCAGGGCCAGCCGGTGGCCGGATCGGGCGACCAGGGCTTCGACCGCCAACTCGCCGAAGTCGGCATACTCGACGTGATCCGCGCCGGCATGGGGGCGAGCGACCGCCGCGCCGGCCTGGCCCGCGAGAACAGCGAGGAGATGCAGCGGCGCAGCGGCCGAGCTGCGCAGGGCATCCTCTGGCACATGGGCGCGGGCGCAGCCAACATGGAGCGGCGCGTCGTGACCACGACCGCCCCCTCCGGCGCGGTCGGTGGGAATCTGGTTCCGACTGACTTCCGCCCTGACCTCTTCGTCGAGAGGCTGCGCAACGCTCTCGTGGTGCGGTCCTTGGGCGCGCGGGTCCTGAGCGGTCTCACCGGCAACGTGGATATCCCGCGGCTCAAGACCTCGGCAACGACGGGCTGGGTGGCTGAGAACAGCGCCCTGAGCGCGGTTGACATTGGCGCCGACAAGGTAAGCCTCACCCCGAAGCACGCGGGCGCCATTGTCGAGCTGTCGCGGAACATGATCCAGCAGGCCAGCCCCGACGTGGAGGCCCTGGTCCGCGACGACTTCGCCAAGGTCATGGCGGAGACGCTGGACAAGGCCGCGATCTTCGGGTCCGGAAGCAGCAACCAGCCTCGCGGCGCACTGAACGTCTCCGGCATCGGCTCGGTGACGGGCTATGGCAGCGGCCTGACGCCCTTCCTCCCGCTCGACCTGATCGGTCTGGTGGACGCGGCGAATGCCTCCACCGGCAGCCTGGGCTTCGTGAGCAACACGAAGGTCAAGAAGGCGGCGATGAAGCTGCAGGACGGTGACGGGCGCTTCCTCGGCCTCGACACCGTGTTCCACGGGCACACCGCCCGCTTCTCCAACTCGGTGCCCTCGAACCTTGGCGGCAGCTCGAACGCCAGTGCGGTCCTGTTCGGCAATTGGTCGGACCTCCTGATCGGCTTCTGGAGCGAGCTGGACATCCTGGTGAACCCCTACGAGAGCACCGCCTACAGCAAGGGCAACGTCTCGATCCGGGCCATGATGACCTGCGACATTCAGGTCCGGCACCCCGAGTCCTTCGCCGCCTGCACGGACCTGGTGGTCTGAATGAGCCCTGTCCGGTTCCCGGACGGCTTGGAAAGGCGCGCAGCGGCAGAGCTGCGCGCCACTCCGGGCGCACGCCGGCTAGAGGGGTATGCCGCCGTGTTCGGCAGCCCCGCTACCATCGCAGACTTCTCCGAGACCATCCGGCCCGGCGCCTTCCGCGCCTCGCTGGAGGCCGGCGCCGACATCCTGGCCCTGGTGGACCATGACCCGTCGCGCCTCCTGGCCCGCACCAGCAGCGGCACGCTCCGGCTGAAGGAAGATGCCTATGGCCTCGCCTTCAGCCTCGACCTTCCCGACACCCAGCTCGGCCGCGACATCCTGGCCCTGGCGGAGCGCCGGGACCTGGGCGGGATGAGCTTCGGGTTCCACGTCAAGGAGGACGCCTGGCCCGCGCGCAACCGCCGCGAGCTACGGGCAGTGGAGCTGGTGGAGGTGAGTGTGGTCCAAGCCTTCCCGGCCTACGCCGCCACCTCCGTCGCGGCACGCGCCCGCATGTCGCCCGAGGCCGAGGCGAAGATGCGCCGCCTGCTGGTGGAGGCCCTGTGATGGGCATCCTCGGCAGGCTCCTGGCCCGCGCGCAGTCCCGGGTGGAGACGCGCGCCAGCACTTCCGACAGCTTCGCTGCGGCCTTTGGCGTCGTGCCCACTGCATCTGGGCAGATGGTCAACGCGAGGGTGGTGGAGAACCTCAGCGCAGTGATGGCCTGCGTGGGCGCCATCAGCAGCGCGATGGCCAGCATGAACGCCTACGTCTACCGGCGCACGCAGACCGGGCGGGTCGAGCTGCCGGAGCATCCCGTCGCGCGCCTAATCCGGCAGCCGAACCGGCTGCAGCCCTGGCCGGACTGGATCGAGTTCACCCTGTCGCAGGCCCTGCTGCACGGCAACTCGATTAGCGTCATCGAGTATGCCGCCGACGGCGCCCCGACCGCGCTGACGCCCATCCCATGGGGTAATGTGCAGGTCTACCAGCTCCCCTCCGGGCGGCTGGCCTACGACGTGGTGCAGGGCAACGGGCATGGGGGCACCGGCATCCCCCGCAGGTATCTCGACGGGGAGGTGTTCCATGTGCGCGACCGCAGCGAGGACGGCCTGGTCGGGCGCAGCCGCATCAGCCGCGCTTCCGAGGTGCTGGGCAGCGCGCTCGCGCTACAGGAGTGGAGCGGCGCCATCTGGAAGAACGGCGCCACGCCCAGTCTGGTCGTGCCTGTTCCCAATGGCCTCAGCCCCGAGGGAAAGGCGCGGATGGTCGCGCATTGGCAGCGCGAGCATGTCGGGGCGCACAACGGCCGCAAAATCTACTTCGCGGACCAGGGCATGGACGTGAAGCCCATCAGTGTCTCGCCTGAGGACGCAGAGGTTTTGGCCTCCCGCCGCTTCACGGTGGAGGAGCTGTGCCGCCTGTTCCAGGTCCCGCCGCCCATTGCGGGCGACCTCTCGCACGGCACCTTCACCAACAGCCGTGAGGCGGGCCGGTGGTTCGCACAGTTCACCTTGGCGCCCTGGGCGCGGAAGCTCGAGGCCGAGTTTGCGCGCTCCGTCTTCGGGCCCAGCAGCGCGGACTGTAGCCTGGAGATCGACCTGTCTGGCCTGATGCGCGGGGACGCAGAGGCCCGGTGGCAGTCGCACAAGATTGCTGTGGAGGCCGGCATTTTGGAGCCGGACGAGGTTCGGGAGATCGAGGGCTGGAACCCCCGCGGCAAGGCCGCGCCGGCACGGGAGCCGGCGGCATGAAGAGGAGGCTTGCGACTCGCCCGATCTGGGCGCCCTAATTGCAGTCCCACCGCCAACATATTGTGTGAGTTGGCGCGCGGGGCACCGGACACGGAAAAGCCGACCCCCTCCTGGCAGAGCGATGGGTCGGCTTCCGTGAGTCTCAATCGACCACCCGCCTGGGGTGGGGTTGCGGGACTATACTTAAGTCCCCGCAGGCCCTGCAACAGGGGCGTTGAGAGCGCGCGGGTGGTCACAGATGGGGAATACCCTCGTGACCCAGACTGCGGCCATCGAGCCGGTTACGCTTGCCTCCCTGGCCTCCCTCCCGCGCTGGGTGGGGTGGAAGACCGCGGAGAGGAACGGGAAGCCCACCAAGGTCCCCTTCAACCCCCGCACCGACCGGGAGGCGAAGGCCGATGACCCCGCCACCTGGGCGCTCCGCGAGGTGGCCGAGGACTACGCGGCGCGAGTCGCCAGGACGGCCGGTGGCGGCGTCGGCATCGAGCTAGGGGACTTGG